TCACAGCAACTGCAAGTAGACAAGATATTTATTCTTTCTTTGCTGATGGCACAAACTGGTATGGCGTAACAGTCGGTCAGAATTACACACCATAAGGACTGATAAATGTTTGCAGCATCAAAAACAGATTCAGTCTCTGGGGCAGGGCCAGACGCACAATTTAACCAAGTCACTATGCTCTTACATGGCGATGGGACTAATGGCGCACAGAACAATACATTCTTAGACAGCAGTACAAACGCATTTAGCATCACCCGCAACGGCAATACAACCCAAGGTTCTTTCTCGCCTTATGGGTCTAATTGGTCTAATTATTTTGGTGGTTCTAGTGATTACTTGCAAATAGCAGATAGTTCTGCTTTTACTTTTGGAAGTGGTGACTTTACTGTTGAATTTTGGATTTACTCAAGCAACACAAGCCTAACTCTTATTATTGGACAAAACAACGGGAATGAAACAGCTACAAGTTTTGATGTTCGTTATAACGGGACTACGATTAGTGGAAACATCTTTTCAAGTGCTACTAATTATGCGATTTCAGAAAGTATGTCCAAAAATGCTTGGCATCATGTTGCTTTTGTAAGAAATGGAACTTCATTGCGAATATATGTAGATGGAGTTAGCACATCTTCTACAGCCGTAAGTACAGTATCTGTCAATGATTCTTCTAATGTATTAAGAATCGGTGCATCCTCGGAAACAACTCCTGCTTATTACTTAAATGGTTATTTAAGCAATGTTCGTATTGTCAAAGGCACTGCTGTTTATACAAGCAACTTTACGCCAAGCACAACGCCCCTGACAGCAATCACAAACACATCTTTTTTGACTTGCCAAAGCAATAGGTTTGTTGACAATAGCGCAAGCCCTTTAACAATTACAACTAGCGGCTCACCAAGCGTTCAACGCTTCAACCCATTTGGTACTTCTACCGCCTACTCCACAAGCGTGATTAGTGGGTCAGGGTACTTTGATGGTAGTGGAGATTATTTAGAAATAGCAAATAACACCGCATTGGATGTAGGAACAGGCGCATTTACGCTTGAAGGGTGGATGTATCGGACAAGTGCATCCTTGTCAGATTGGAGAATGTTTGGGCCTACAGCAAATAGCGGGGGATTTTTTGGTGGTCGTGCTGATAAACTGGGTTTAGGTAGGTCAAATATTGCGTGGGATTTGGAATCATCAACAAATGTATACAACAACAATGCGTGGACTCATGTTGTGTATGTAAGAAATGGCTCAGGAAACTTATCAATATTTTCTAATGGCACTCGTGTTGCAACAACTACAAACTCAACCAACTATGGTTTGAATGCTGGCAATTTGCAAATTGGCGCAGAAAAAAACAGCGAACTGTTTGGTGGTTTCTTTTCAAACACTCGATTGGTTAAGGGAACTGCTGTCTATGACCCAACACAAACTACGTTGACTGTGCCAACCGCACCTTTGACAGCGGTGTCTGGAACGGGATACTTAGGTTTTTTTACCAATGGCGCAATCTTTGACAACGCTATGATGAACGACTTAGAAACTGTGGGTAACGCACAGATTTCTACAAGTGTGAAGAAGTATGGAACAGGGTCAATGTCTTTTGATGGGACAGGGGATTACCTTGTTGCGCCATCTAATGCAATATTTAATATGGGCACAGGAAACTTCACGATTGAATGTTGGGCGTATCCTGAAACACAAGTCCAAAATTTTCCAGCGCTTTTTAACTTAACAGGTACTGCTGATTTAAGTGTTGCTTACAATCATGGGGATGGAACAGCAAATTCATTTTCCATGTTGACTGGTGGAACAAGAACCTCTGCATCAGTCACAAGTTCTGTTAATGCTTGGTATCACATTGCTATTGTAAGAAGCGGAACAACAGTAACGCTTTATATTGACGGCACTAATAGAGCCACAACAACCAATAGTTCTACGCTTGGTGGAAATACTTGCACAATTGGCGTGTACGGAACTTCATTTGGAACAACTGCTTTTAAAGGTTACCTTGATGACTTCCGCATTACCAAAGGCTACGCCAGATACACAGCAAACTTCACCGCACCAACATCAGCACTCTCAGATACAGGCCCATATTAAGGAACATCATGCAAATTGCAATCTTAACTAGCCCCATTACAGTAGGCGATTATCGTGAACTGTTTAGCAATACATCATTTAATGCTAACGGCCCAAGCGATGAATTCTTGACCGCCAACAATGCCAAGAAGGTCAATGCCTTTAAAGCACATGACAGTCTGACACAGAAGTTGGTTTCATGCTCTGCCTATGACGATGGTGCATTTGTTTCTGTTGTTCAAGTGGCTGATATGAGTGCTGAAGAAATCCAAGCAGCTAAAGACTCTGCAATGGCACAACTGAGAGCTACACGCAATGCTTTGTTGCTTGCTTGTGATTGGACTCAGATTGCTGATTGCACCATTCCTAAGAAGGCTGAGTGGGCAACATATCGCCAAACATTGAGAGACTTTCCATCAACTGTTTCTGATGCAAGATTGACTATCACTTGGCCTCATAATCCTGATTGGATTGAGCCTACTTTCTAAGGTGAATCATGGAAAACGAAGTCACCCATAAGCAAATCTACGACAGACTCGTTGAAGTCGAAAGTAAGGTAGATAGCATAGACAAGAACACTAAAGGTCTTGTAGAGGCTATGAAGGCTCTTGATGGGGCTTTTAAAGTCTTAGGTTGGATAGCCTCTGCTGCCAAGCCTATTCTGTGGGTGGGTGCGTTAATTATGGCTGCTGGTGCTGTCTGGCAGACTTGGATTAAAAAATGAAAGATTGGGCTGTGGCTTTTACTACCGCAGTCCTGTTTTGCATTACTGTCGTCTGGTGTTTTTACATCATCGTTTGGGCTATGACGTGAAATGGGTGGCTGCACTTGTTTTAACCCTTGCACTTCAATCTACAGGAAAAGACTTATGTAGTGTGCGTGAGTTTTATGGGATAGCTTACACAATTCACAATCCATCAGAGCGTCATCAGCAAATGTCTGCTTGGCTTACAAACCATCAGAACTTATGCAAAAGTACCGACATGGTTGTAATTTGGAATAATCTATCAGAATGGGCTGGTAGTGCTGATAGTGCAGAGTTAAGACATAAAGTAATTATTGCTTATAAGAACGCACTTGAAAGAGAAAAGAAGTGATACAGATACACAAATGGTATCCGTTTGTGTTCCCTAAAGAATATGACATTAGGGCTATTGCTGCTGAGAAAAGGGCTGAAAGGCTAGAGTTTGAATATAAGCAGGCGGTGAAAGCTGAAAAGGTTTGTGATGCCATTGATGCCTATGCCATTGAGTTATACGATAAAAGAGCAAGACAGCACGCCATTGAACTAAGTATGTTCAAGAATCGAATTGATAAACTTGTTTAGGAGTTTCAAATGGAAGATGTAAAGGGAAAACTTACATTTACAGTAACTTTGATGGTGAGTGCGACACTCTGTTTATCGGTGCTTGCGATGATGACTGCTTTTGTTCTTGGTCTATGGGCTAAAGAAGTTGACAATGCCGAGATATTTAAACTGTTAAGCCCTGCATTTCAAACCATCATTGGTGGTTTTATTGGCTTGTTGGCTGGCGTGAAACTTTCTCACGATGACGATAAAAAGGAATGTAAACGTGGCTAATTTTCTACCTGCTTTTGAGCAAATGATGAAGGATGAAGGCGGTTACGTTCTTCACGATGTTGAGGGTGATACTGGTGGTATGACCTACGCAGGGATTGCTCGTAACAAGAATCCTCAATGGGATGGGTGGGCATTGATTGACAGGAAAGACTTTGGTGGTGCTACACCATTGGTTCGTGAGTTCTACAAGCGTGAGTTCTGGGAAAAGATGCGTGGGGACGAGATAGCCTCACAGGAGATTGCCAGTAGCATTTTTAACTTTGGGGTTAACGCTGGTATGTCGATGGCTGTAAAGATTGCTCAAATCGTTGTTAATGCCACTCCTGATGGCGGTATGGGTGCTAAGACCATCGAAATGCTAAACCAACAGAATGGTGGAGACTTTCGTAAGTCTTACGCTTTAGCCAAGATTGCCAGATACGCAGAGATTTGCAATAAGAACAGAACACAATCTAAGTTCTTGCTTGGATGGGTTAATCGTACATTGTCAGGACTGAAATGAACTTGCTTAATATTTCCTCAATCATTGACTCGGTAGGTAAGGTAGCTGGAGACTTAATCACAACTGACAAAGAGAAAATGCAGTTGGAGATTGAGAACAGGAAACTAGACCAAGCTATCGACATAGCCCAGATTCA